CGAATGGTTTGGATCAGATTCTGTAATGACAAATGTAGCGTTTGCCATACACAATGAATTGCAGGGTAGTGGAATTGACTTAGAGTCTGATGAATACTACTCTCAGATAGATAGACGTATGAGGGAAGAACTTCCTCATAAGTTTCCCGCAGGAGGCAATACAACAACCGTCCAAAAAGTTGTCTCCAATACGCGCATAGCAGGAAGTGGACGCAATCAAAATAATCGTCAAGTTAAACTTAGCCCTACTGAACAGCAGCTTGCTAGGAAATTAGGGGTTCCGTTTAAAGAGTACGCAAAACAGAAGATGAGGCTAGAACGATCATGAATGAAGAAAATACAACAGCAGGTTCAAATAGAACCCCACGGGGTGCTTCTTCACGGTCTTCAAAGACTGCAAGAAAACCATGGACGCCGCCTCAAGTATTGGAAACTCCAGATGCTCCCGATGGAATGCAGTATCGTTGGGTGAGAACCCACATACGCGGTGAAGCAGATAAAACTAACGTGCACATGCGCTTTCGTGAGGGGTACGAACCTGTACATCCAAGCGAAGTTGAAGGCTATGAACTGCCAGTTATCGATGAAGGTAACCATGCAGGGACAGTCGGTGTCGGTGGTTTGATGCTAACCAAGATTCCAGAAGAGACAGTGGAAGAGCGAAATGCTTATTTCGCGCGACAGACTGATCAACAGATGAATGCTGTTGATAATGACCTGATGCGTGATGAACACCCTGCAATGCCAATCTCAAAAGAAAGAAAGACGCAGGTATCTTTTGGCCGAGGCAACAAATCGTAGCCTCATTTTGATTGTGTTTAATTAGGAGATTCAAAAATGGCAAACCAAGATGCCGCTTTTGGTATGCGTCCAGTTCGTATGGTGGGCGGTGCCCCCTATACTGGCGGACAAAGCCGATATCGAATCGCCGCTAACTATGGCACTGCTATCTTTCAAGGAGATATGGTTGCCCAAGTTACAGGTGGTACGGTAGAAGTCCACGCTGACGGAGGCACTGTGCCTATCGTTGGTGTATTCAACGGTTGCATGTACACCGATCCCACGACAAGTGAGCAAGTGTTCAGCAACTTCTACCCTGCAAGCACTAATGCTTCAGATATCATCGCATTCATCATTGATGACCCGATGGTTGTATTTGAAGTACAAGCTGATGCTGCGTTCCCGATTGCTGATCTCTTCGGCAACTTCGATATCGTATACACCAGCGCAGGTAGCACAGTTACTGGTATTTCAGGTGCAGAATTGAAAGTTGCTGATGGCGGAACGGCCACCACTCTTTCAATTAAAGCGATTGATATTTCTGGTGATCCAGAAAACTCAGACGTAGCCACAGCAAATACCAATGTGCTTGTTGTGATCCAAAACCACGTATTCGGCGTCAAAGGCGCTGGCTTAGCATAGGAGGCTAAATAATGGCTATTTCAAGAGCACAGTTAGCCAAAGAGCTTGAGCCAGGACTCAACGCTTTATTTGGCATGGAATACGCTCGTTATGAAAACGAGCATGCTGAGATCTTTGAAACTGAATCTTCTGACCGCGCGTTTGAAGAAGAAGTTCTGATCGTAGGCTTTGGTAACGCACGCGATAAATCTGAAGGACAAAGTGTCGGTTACGACTCTGCGTCTGAAGGCTTTACTGCACGTTATACGCACGAGACAGTGGCGCTGGCCTTTGCGCTCACCGAGGAAGCGGTTGAAGATAATTTGTATGACCGCCTTGGCGCGCGTTATACGAAGGCTTTGGCTCGCAGCATGGCACACACCAAGCAAGTGAAAGCTGCTAACGTATTGAACAATGCGTTCTCAAGCTCATTCACTGGTGGTGACGGCAAAGCACTTGTTGCTACCGATCACCCTCTAGCTGGTGGTGGCACTTTCTCTAATCGTCCTTCAGCTTTTGCTGACTTGAACGAAACGTCTTTGGAAAATGCATTGATCAGCATTTCAACTTTTGTTGATGATCGAAACATGATCTTGGCTCTGCAAGGAACCAAGCTTGTTGTTCCGCCTCAACTTCAGTTTGTAGCTGATCGTTTGCTGGAAACCCCCGGACGAGTGGAAACGGCTGACAACGACATCAATGCAATCAGGAACATGGGTCTGCTGCCTCAAGGCTACGCAGTCAACCATTTCTTGACTGACACTGATGCCTTCTATGTCTTGACCGATTGCCCTGATGGGTTCAAGCACTTTGAGCGAAGCCCGATTTCGACTTCTATGGAAGGCGACTTCAACACGGGTAACGTGCGTTACAAGGCCAGGGAGCGTTACAGCTTCGGCTTTAGTAACCCACGCGCTGTGTTTGCATCGCAAGGCGCTTAATGTTTCATGTGAAACATTGAAAGAAAGGGGCACTTGTTGCCCCTTTTCTTTTTCTGCTGTATAAAACAACTATCCCTGACAGGTGCATCCAGCGCCTGACACTAGCCAAGACAGGAGAAAACCATGGCTAATACGACATTCAACGGCCCAGTCCGTTCAGAGAATGGCTTTAAAGTAGTTTCTAAAGACGGTACTTCTGGCGCTATTACAGATGTAGTAGATATTGCATCTACTGGCATCTTCACTGGCAAGTTCGTTAAACACGTTGGGTTTGCTTCAGGCGTAACGGTTAACACAACTGCAGGCGACAGCCCGGCTATTGGTGAATTTACGCAGCCTGCTAACACCATTATCACGGACATTAAAATCTTTTGTGATACCGCTCCTGTTATTGGAACGGGTGACATTGGTTATGAAGTTGGAACCTCTAGCTCTGGCGCACAAATCGTAGCGGCGGTAACTGATGAGATTCTTGATGGCGGCACAACCGTTGTTGCACACAATGTAACTTTGACCACTTTAGTTGTTCAAACGCAAAGCGGCACCACCGCTCCTGCTTCTGTTCAATACACAGACACTGCAAGAACGATCTTCTGCAACATCACCAACACGGTTGATGCTACAACAGCAGGATCGTTTACTTTCATCATTGAGTATGTGCAGATCGCATAAATAGGGGACGATAATGGCTGATGCAGTAACATCCCAAACGATACAGGATGACGAACGCAAAGCTGTTTTGAAGTTCACTAACATCAGTGACGGAAGTGGAGAAGCTGCTGTCACTAAGATTGATGTAAGTGCGCTTGCAAAAAACAGCCGTGGCGACTCTTGCACTGAAGTTGCGGTGTCAAAGATCTGGTGGCAATGCGTTGGCATGGGCGTCGAGTTACTTAACGACGCTACTGCTGACACGTTAATCATTGGCCTTTCGCCCGACTCAAATGGTTTTCATGACTACTCATCTTTCTCAGGCATCCCCAATAACGCGGGTGATGGCAAGACGGGAGATGTGCAGTTTACAACCATAGGTGCTAGTAACACTGATACTTACACTGTAATTGTGGAAGTGCTAAAGAGTTACTAATGGCGACTTCTGGAAGTAGAGACTTTGAACCAGATGTAGCAGAGTACATCGAAGAAGCATTTGAGAGGTGTGGGCTTGAGCTTCGCACCTCTTATGATGCTGTAACCGCTCGCAGATCATTGAATCTTTTGTTTGCTGATTGGGCAAACAGAGGCTTGAATCAGTGGACGGTTACAAACTCTACAACCACCCTGTCTCTTGCTGATGAGTTCTTAGATTTAAGCTCGAGCACCATCGATGTTCTTGATGTTGTTTTGCGTAGAACTGAAAACGGCGAAACAAATGACATTCAAATGAGTCAGATTGGAAGATCTGAGTATTGGAATATTCCAAACAAAGATACTCAAGCTCGACCAACCCAATGGTTTTTAGATAAACAAATTACGCCAAGGCTTTACATTTGGCCTGCTTCAGAGAACGCGACTGACCAAGTAATTATAAATCGCTTGGTTCGCATAGAGGACGCAGACGCAAGTGCTAATACCGTTGATATGCCATTTAGGTTCTATCCTTGTTTGGCTGCAGGCTTGTCGTACTACATAGCTTTGAAGAAAGCGCCTGATCGTGTGCAAATGCTCAAAGCTTTTTATGAAGAAGAATTTGCTAGAGCGGCAGATCAAGATGAAAGTCGAGCATCCCTTAATATAGCCCCTGGTCTTCGCTCTTATAGGCGAGCGTAATGGCTTATGCATCTGGCAAGCATTCGATAGCAATATGTGATCGATGCGGGTTTAGATACAAGTACACTCAGTTGCAGAAAGAGTGGACTGGGTTCCGCGTTTGTTCAGAATGTTTTGAGCCTAAACACCCTCAACTAGAACCTGTTCGACATCTTGCTGATCCTGAAGCGTTGAGACATCCTAGGCCAGACATATCACCAAATGTTGTTGCTGGTGCTGGGGTTGTAAGAACAATAGACGCAAACAAAGTCATGTCTGTTACAGACGATGTGATTGGTTCAGAATTTTCACAAGAAGCTGCAACAGGTGAAATAGGTACAGTAACGGTGGTGATATCATGAGCTTTACACTAGCTACACTAAAATCCACAGTTCAAGATTACTGTGAAACCACAGAGACAACATTTGTCGCTGACTTAAATACGTTCATTAAAGAAGCAGAAGAACGCATCCTAAAGAACGTCGAGCTTCCTGTGTTCAGAAAGAATGTCACAGGTACAGCTGCAGCGAGCAATACATATCTCTCTACTCCAACTGATTTTTTGTCGCCTTACAGTTTGGCTGTGATATCTAGCAGCGCCTACATCTACCTGCTTTTTAAACATGTGTCGTTTATCAGAGATTACACGCCTAATCCAGCGACCACTGGCACGCCTAAGTACTACGCGCTGTTCGATGACACCACGTTTATTCTAGGGCCAACACCAGACTCTACTTACACGTTTGAGCTGCACTATAAGTATCGACCTGATTCCTTAACTGCAGGGTCAGATAGCGGCACAACTTGGTTATCTACGAATGCGCCAGACGCTTTGTTGTACGGCACGCTTGTAGAAGCAGCTACATTCTTAAAGGTGCCAGAAGAAATTGGTCAATACGAACAACGATTCATTGCTGCAGTTGCTGCTTTGAAGAAGTTGGGTGAGGGCTATGGTGCAAGAGATGAAGCCAGGTACGACATCAATCGATCATAGGTATGTTTTTAAACGAACAAAAATCTCAGATAGGTGATGTTTCTGTCGCGACAACTGAGTTCAAAGGTCACGATGTAGACTTCTGGGCCAAGGCAGTTTCTGACAGAATCGTAAGCGTTGGCCAAGAGTGTCATCCTGTCATAGCTCAACAAGCTGTTGCATTTAAGGATGCCGTATTGAAGCTAATTGCATACTATATGAGAGAGGCGATTAAGAGCGACAGAACGACGCTTATTAACGAATTAAACCGACAAGGCCACGAAGATGTGGCTGAGATAATTAGGAGGCTCTAATGGCTATCACGACGGCTCTATGCACCAGTTTCAAACAAGAACTTATGGAAGCAGTCCATAACTTTAAGAACTCTGGCGGTAACACGTTTAATCTCGCTTTGTACACAAGCAGCGCAAGCTTGGGTGCGGGTACGACTGCGTACACGACTTCTAATGAGGTAAGCGGTACAAACTATACGGCAAAGGGTGCTTCTTTAACTCGTGTAGACCCAACCACATCAGGCACGACAGCTTTTACAGATTTTGCAGACCTAACATTTTCAAATGCAACAGTGACTGCGCGTGGATGCCTTATATTCAATGACACTGCATCTGGTGATCCATCAGTGTGCGCATTGGATTTCGGTGGCGATAAGACATCAACTGCTGGTGATTTCACCATACAGTTCCCTACAGCTGACGCATCCAACGCGATAATTCGCATCGCATAGGACTTAACGTGTGGCAATCATTAATGGCTGGGGTAGAGGCACTTGGGGCGAAGGCGCATGGGATACTGAGCTCCCAGTCACCGTCACGGGTGTCGCAGGTACTTCAGCCGTTGGCACAGTCACAATTGATGCTGCAGCTAACACCTCGGTTACAGGCGTTGCTGGAACGAGCGCGGTTGGTTCTGTCACCGTTGACGCAGAGGCCAATACGTCGGTCACAGGCGTTGCAGGGACAAGTGCAGTCGGTTCAGTCACGGTTACTGCAGCAGCTAACACAGCGGTTACTGGCAATGTCGGAACGTCTGCAATTGGTACAATCACGGTTGATGCGGCGGGAACAGCCGTTGTCACAGGCGTTTCTGGAACGGCGTCAGTCGGATCTATCACAACTGACGCTGCCGCAAATGTTTCTGTCACAGGAGTGGCTGCAACGTCTGCGCTTGGAACCATATCGCTGGTTACAAACAATACGATCAGCGTTTCAGGATTTGAAAGTACATCAGCGATTGGAACTGTCACTGCAACTGCAGCGGCTGATGTTACTCTTACAGGTGTGTCTGCTACTGGTTTGGTGGGGGGCGTGCTGGTTTGGGGGCCGATTATTCCAGGTCAAGATTCAAATTGGCAAAATGTTAATGACAGTCAAACACCAAGCTGGTCAAATATTGACGACAGCCAAACACCAAATTGGGAAGAGGTAGCTTAAAATGGCAACTTATGTAAATGATTTACGGCTCAAAGAAATTGCCACTGGCGATGAAGCGGGAACCTGGGGCACGAGTACAAATACTAACCTCGAATTGATATCTGAAGCTTTTTCATTTGGTACAGAGGCGATAACCACTAATGCGGATACTCATACCACTACTATTGCTGATGGTTCTACTGATCCCGGTAGGAGTATGTTCCTCAAATATACTGGGACTCTAGACTCTGCTTGCACAATTACCATTGGCCCAAACACCGTAAGTAAGTTCTGGTTTATTGAGAACGCTACCAGCGGCTCACAGAACATCATTATCAGCCAAGGTTCTGGCGCGAATATCACCATACCGGCTGGAGACACCAAGGCCATCTATTCAGATGGAGCGGGTTCTGGCGCAGCTATGGTTGATGCCTTTGCATCTCTGAATGTTGTTGACCTGAAGGTACAAGACGATCTGAC